ATTCATTAACATTATAATGTTGTTGGATTTCCTTAATAAGATTATATTTTTCTCTTCTTAAAGCACTTCTATTTAATTTACGTGTAGCTTCTAAAACGGTGTTTAGGGTAACTTCAGCTTTACCTTCAGTTATATTTTTATTTTTAAATAAAGTTTCATATAATTTATATTCTTTTCCTAATTCAGTTTTAGCAAAAGATTTTTTTAAAATACTTAATGAGGGAGATTCTCCTCCATTAAGAGTATCAGCAGTAATCTGCCTTACTAATAATTCAAATAAAAGGCCTGTATTTTTATATTTAGAATGTTTAATTTTCATCAATAGGCTTTTTTATAAATATATAAAGATTTTACCTTTTTAATTGCTTTTCATCAAGCAGTGACTCGTCTTGTTCATACACTAACTGCTTACGGTCAATTGGAATCTTTTTAAGCATATCTTTATTTTGTAAATAAGCCGTTTTAGCTTCTAAAGCTAATGGGGAACCTCCTTTAGATGTGGGGTTTATCGAATTGGAATCATTTTTATCGGTATCCTTCATTCTCTTAACACCTAATCTATCTTTACCAAAATTACCATCTTGAGTATTAATATCAGAAACTTTTTCTTCAGGCCTACCCAATTCTTTTTCGTTATACCCAGCAGGAACATTATCGGGCTCATCATAATATCTGCCTTTACCATATAATGAGGCTAAATCATGTGAGGTACCATATGAAGTACCAGTTTCTACTGGGTCGTTTCCTTCTGCCTCTATTTGGCTTAATCTAAAGGCTCGTTTAGCATCTTCCCTAGACAAATCTCTAAATTCATTATATTCATCTTCACTCATATGGAATAAATGATCATATATAAAGTCTGAAGGGAATAATTTGGTTTCCATCATTTGGGCGGCTAAATCCATTTTTTCTTTCATCAGTGCTACCCTTTCCTGGTCGTATATAATTGATGGGGTTGTTAAGTTAAGTTCAAAATTAACTAAATCATCGCCTTCATAACCTTTAGTATAAAGATGGACAACTGCAATTTTGTATAATTCAGAGAGTATAATTCTTTGAATACGTTCTATAGTACGAGCAAATCTAATATCTTCAGCTGCTAATGTAGCTTTACCCTCTGTGTTTTCATCATATCCAAGAAAAGCTTTTGGAATTTTTAACGCGGCAAATAACTTATTTCTTAAATATTCAACATCTGTTATTCCATCATATTGTAGGCCAGGAAGAGTGTCGATTTTAGTAGTATCTCCAGATGCTCCTCTTACAGGAATATAAACATCTTCTAACATGTTTTGCATGTTAAATTTTAGATTATAATCTCCAGTTTGTTGGTCAATATAAGGAGTACGTTTTAATGAAGATATAGATTTTTGCATAAAGTTTTCAACTTCAGCAGGGGGAATATTTCCTATATCTAAATAAAATATTCTTTTTTCAGGGGCACGGACAATTCTATGTACTAACATAGCATCTTCCATTAATGTATATTGTTTAAACAACTTACGAGCTGGCTCTATATAACTTCTGCCGTAAGGAAGGTAATTTACATCTGAGAGAAGTCTGAAGTGGGCTATTTCATAATTATCAAAATAAATAGCTCTTCCTCCTCTGCTTGGAGAAGAAGTAGATTGTAGTCCTCCAAAATAACCTCCATACTCCCCTCCTCCACTTAATCCATCAGGGTCAAATTTAAATTTAACTTCTACTTGGTGATTATTAGTTTCACTAATTTTTTCTTCTCTAATAATATTATAAGCCGTGTAAGGAATAACATTATAAACACCAAATTTTTCAGCAATCTCTAATTTTAAGAAGAAATCACCATATTTACACATTTGGCGAATCCACATCCATAGATTAAATTCTATATTTAATACATCATAAAATAAATTATATAGAATCTTTTGTAAGTGTTCGTCAGAAGATTTAATTTGAATAACCTCACCCATAGTACTTTTAAGGGTAGATTCATCGGCTAATATATCAAGGGCAGATGCAATAATAGCATCCGTATCCATTGCTTCATAATCAGAATATAATTGGGTTCTTAAGGTTTGATAATTTAATGCCGGATTGTATACAGGCATTTGGTTTGTAGTGTATAGGCGATTAAACCTATCTATCATAGAATTGGTTTCAATTTGACCTGTTACCTGGTATTGGTTAAAGTCTAAAACGTTTAGTTGGCTTCCTCCTACATTACGGACAATTACATCTGTAGAAAATAATCTTTTTAATCTTGTAAATACGCTTGTATCAGCCATAGTATATTAATGTGTAAATAAATATTATAAAATCCAACTAAAATCTTCTTTTCCCCCTTTCCCATTATCCATGTGATAGGGGTTATCAGCTCCTTTAGCAAAATATGCTGCTTTATAAGGGGTGGATCCTTGTGACATAGAGCCTAAAGCAGCTTTTGCAATATCTACTCCATGTTGTTTATATTTTAATGCGGTATCTCGTACATATAAGCCAATACCAAAGCTCATTACTAAATCATCGTTATAACCCTGTTGAGCTTCTGCTCTACCATATTTCCATATAAACGTTTTCATTTCTTCTAATAAACGTTTAGATTGGATTGTAACCCCTCTATCTGCAACATATTCTTGAAATTT